TTAATTTCTAATTTTTCCATGTTTGTAGTCCTCTTTAGCTTGGTGGTAAATTGTTAAAAGCGCTTTATCAAACAGCGCAAGGCTTGCCAGTTTTACACAAGGCTTCACCTTAATTTGCACAGTTTGTTTAGGTTTTACTTGGATAGTTTGCATCATACTCTCCGCGTAATATCGTGTTGTAACCGCACTTTTCCGTTACACCACGTTTTAATTTTGCCGTCTGGCGTGGTTTGTTGCAGGTCAAATCTTGCCTCTTTCCATGTCACGTTTTCGGTGAGTTCATGGGCGATGATGAGGCTGACTTCATTCTTATTGATAAGAATGCCTTGATTGTCGGTCGATAGGTGAATCTTCTCGCTTGCACTGCCTAAAGGCACAATATCGCAATCAAACCGACTACCAGTAAAATCTAAGGGTTCGCCGTTTTCTTCGGTAAACACTAAGGTTTCCGTTTCATCATCACCTCGAATCCAATCAAATTTAATTTCTTGCATGGTGTGCTCTAAATATAGCGGCTAGTTGATTTGGACTAAACCGCCAACCGCTCTCGCTACCGCAAATCGCATTAAAGCACCATTCGCTACAAAAATATTTTGAGCGTTTTTGTTTGATGCCAAGTACGATTCCTAGCGCGCCCCACCAGTCATATTTTTTTCCAGAAGTGCGGTCAAAATAGGCTTTGATTTCTGCTTCGGGTACACCGTCCAGCGGGATTAAATCCCATTTGGTGTTATCGGACACATCAATCTGTTTGCAACGTACGCCGCCATCTTGTACCGATGAGGAGTAGCAGTCATATACTGTCGCATGCTCATAATGATGCCCATTACCAAACTCTATACGCTCAATGGCAATCTCGCAGTGCGAGTATTTGCCCTTTGTGCAAAATCGAGTAATGCGGTCGGCTATCGCTTTGACTGGCTCTTTGCGCCAGTCTCGCTTGTGTTTGTACATCGCCAAATAAACCTTAGCCATTTTGATATGCCTCCATCAAGTTATCCATTTGTTTAATAATGTCGTCATGGATTGATTGCATTTGCTCAAGTGTAAGATTAGGTGCTTTGAGCTCATACTTGCGCATACGTTGATTTGCCAATTCGACCTGCAGTTTTTCGAGTCCTGCCGCTTGCGTTAAAATAAGATTTGTCGCGGCTTTGTTATCCAACCCGGCACGCTTGGCAAAGTCAGTGATATAACGACTACACTCGCCTTCATAATTTGCGGATTTGTACGCTTCTGCCGCGGCTTGTCGCTCACGATACTCGCTTTCAAAGCGTGTCCATGTGCTGTAGATTTTTGCTGCGTGCTCATCGATGTTGACGATAAGGCGAGTTTGACTTTCGGCTAAAAGTGCGGTTTGTTTTTCAACTGAAATATCCCATGTGAGCGTGTCAAGATTTAACACATGTGCCGCACTTGGTTGTGGGTCAATTAATACAGGGTTGCCTGTTTTATTGGCGATGATTTGCTTGCCTTGTGTTTGCCCGTTAAGTAATGCTATGTACTGCTCATCGCTAAGCGGCACTGCTTGCGATGGGAGATTGTTATAAAGTTCATCGGAATAAAATGCTATGTCATCAGGATTAAAATATATAGTCATGATTTACCTCTATTAGTAACCGATTGCAATCCACTGTGCGGGCGCGTTATTAAATGCATCTTTATTGCGATACTCCCAGCTAGATACCCATGTAAAATTAGAGGTGGTTTGCTGAGTGATCGAAAATCCTTCTTGCGAATTTCCATCTTGTGAAATTGAGCCAGAGACCCCACCGATGATGATAGAAAATACCGCGTGGGGGAATGTAACAGGGAGAGTACATACTCCAGTCTTTTCGTTTGTTAGATTTGGCAATGTAATTTTTCCCCATTGTAAAATTAGACCATTAGGCAATTTACACCAGCCATTTTCAGCGCTTACGCCCGAAAATGAATTTCTCACAGCCGTATTAAAATCTGTAATCTGATTTGCCGTGTGCGTGTGACTTATATTTGCCTTTGTGCCCAGCGCGCGTATTACCGGCTCTATATCATTCAACTTCTCCCATGCTGACCAATCATCATTAGTGACACTCACTTGCCAGCGAATATAGGTATCTTTCGAATAATGTACGTGGAAAATTTGCCGACACCATCTTTCATTACCTATACCACCTGTAATGACCTGAAGATTTCCCGACCCAATATCACTATTTGTATCTCTAGGTGAATTACTTACTCCGTAAAGTGTCCCAAAGCAATAAATACCGTCAGTGCGATAATCATTCATATTACCGCTACCATTTTCCACCTTAAAATTATTAATGCCATAGCCAGCTAAGGTTGTGGCAGGGGATTGTTTGCTATTAGCAAGGTCATAAGCTGTTTTAACCGCTGCACTGGTTGCCACGGTGTCTGCGCTATTACTATCTACCGCAGAGGATTTCTTGCTATTGGGGATGTAATTAGAGAGATTGCGTGTAAGCGCATCAATAAATGCTTTTAGTAACTTAATCGATTTCGGGGTGGCCGCCATATCTTCGGATTCCGACTCATATCCCGAATAGAGTTGGGTTATCCCTTGTTGTGTGGTGCTTGCCTTGGCTATTTCGTGGCTGTGCCCACTTTCATCAAATCCATTTTGTGTTGTGGCAGTAATGGTTTTTGGTGTCATTTGTTGGCGGGTGACAAAAATCACACTGTGATCGATGGATAATGTTACCGCACTAGAGGACTCTACTTTTAAGATCATCCGCAATACTTGGACTTTACCACTTCCGCTACTTTCTGTTGGCTTAAAACTTTCAGGGCAGTTTGCATAGGCAATGAGTTTGTTTTGTGAGTCAAATACGCCCATTTCTCTTATGTAAAAACCGCCGACATTTTCAGGGCTGGTTAATTCAACAATCACCTGTTTATTATTGCGAGGGTCGAGAGAGACGGCACTGACTGGCGCAATGTGCGTTTGATGTACGAGAGCTGTTGCGCTCGCCGTTGGTGTGACCGCCTGCCCATTGCCATCGCCTACAGCAAATTGGGTGAGTTGTAACGGTTGCCCTTGGCTTAATGCGTGAGCGATAGCACGTGTTCCGTAGTCGGTTAATATTGCAAAATATTGTGATGCCATAAATATTCCTATTGTGGATATATAGTGATGATTTCACCACATTGTTGACCAATAAAGGTTCTGAGCGCACCTGTTGGTGAGATTGCGATAGCGAGCTGATTGAGATGTCTTGAGATGGGTTTTACATCGTTAATAAGTCGCACTAGTTCGTTATAGGTTTGTTCATTCAAGCCACTTTCAGACACTTCTACGGTTAAGCTAAATGTTCCTGGTGTGCCTTGCGGATTCGTTTGAAACCATTCTTTCAGTTCAATAAGATAGCCTATTGGCTCAACCACACGTTTTACTGCGCCAATCGTGCCTTTGTGTTTGTGCACAAAATAAGATTGTTTAATCGCAATGCGTTTAACTTCTTCCGTCCAGTTTTCATCCCATTTATCCACCGAGAACGCCCAAGCTAAATAAGGGAGTAATTCGGCGGGGCAGCGTTCAGGGTTGATTAAATCTGCAATAACAATGGGATTTTCTACCGCACTTTTTAGAATTTCTGCCGCACGTTTTTCTAATGGCGTTGAGCCTATCGGCAGTAAATGATTAGTAATCATCACTTGTCACGATCTCCAAATTAATTGCCGTGCAGTAGGCTGATTTTGAGCTTGGTAGCACAATGTCGGCGGTAGGCGAGATAAGTTCTACTCGTTGTACACCTTCCAAGTGTAATGCGGCATAAATACCCGATAGGCTAATGTCTCGCCCTAAACGGTGTTTTTCTTTGGTGTAAGCGGTCAATTTTTTTAATGCAGCCGCTTTGATTGGCTCGTATTCAGGGCCACGATATAGATGTAATTTGGCTCGGATTTCATAGGATTGGATTACCGCACTTTGTACAATAACGCGGTCGCCAATAGGGCGGATGTCATCATC